TCGTTCATCCTCATGGAGTTCCTACTCGCCACTCTCCTCACTTGTGAGGAAGCAAATGGTATTATCGATAAGATAAAACCATCGAATGAAAACCGCACTGAACTAGTTCAGATGGTACAAATGAGTTCAGAGAAGGAATGTTTTCCAGAGGACGCACATGACTGAAGGAACGGGGCCTAAAAATCCAACTACTTCAGGAGTAATCCAATGGCACAAGTCACCTACCGTGGAGTCTCATACGACTCTGCAGAGTACCGCAAAATGGTACAGGCAGAAGCACAAAAGAGAAACTTCGATCTAATGTATCGAGGTGTCAAGGTTTCTAAGAAACTGGTTTCTGTATAACATCTGACTTACAGATACATTTAAAGGAGGGGTTGACACCCTCCTTTTTTTATGTGATAATATATTTGTTGAGTTGACGAACCCAACAGGGAGTGACTGAATAATCTTTCTGGCATATAGCTGGATAAGGTGATGAGACACAGGTGGTGCTGCTTCTTCGGAAGAATCGACTTACCAGTCGGGTCTCAGGCAAGGATGTAAAATTTACTACTGTAGTAATGCCCGTCCTTTGTTGGTAA